CTTTAAATACATCTGGAACTGGTCTTTCTGGTTCTACTACATTTAATAACTCTGGAGCTGCTACATTTACTGTAACATCCAATGCAACTTCAGCAAATACTGGTTCAGCGATTGTTGCTCGTGATGCCTCTGGTAACTTTAGTGCTGGTACAATTACTGCAACATTGAGTGGAACTGCAAGTAATGTTACAAGCATCTCTAGCGCAACTGGTGGTTCTTATACCTGGACATCAACAAACTACTTCCGATCAAACCTAGGATCGACATCAGGATCCCTCAGCGATCCCCCACTACAAGCATATTCCACTGGAAGTAATGCTGCCTTCATGTCTTTCCATCGTGGTGGAAGTTTTGCAGTTAACATGGGTCTTGACTCTGATAACGTCTTGAGAATTGGTGGATGGTCTGCATCTGCAAACCGTTTTCAACTTGATATGAGTGGTAATGGTACTTTTGCGGGTACAGTTACTGCAAACTCTGATATAAGACTTAAGAAAAATATTTTCACAATTGAAAATGCTCTTGATAAAGTTCTTAATCTTCGTGGTGTTGAATTTGATCGAATTGATTCTGGTGAACACCAAATGGGTGTTGTTGCACAAGAAATTGAAGAAGTCATTCCATTCCTTGTACGCGAAGACAATACTGGAACTAAATCTGTTGCTTATGCTAATATGGTTGGTCTTTTAATTGAAGCAATTAAAGAGCAAAATGTCCTTATAAATAATTTACAGACTGAGGTAAAACTCTTAAAAACAAAATTAGGAGAATAATATGGCAGTAGTAATCGGAGCTGGTGGTGGCGCAGTTTTCTTTCAAAATGATACAACTGTTACTGCAGATACCACCGTTGATACTTCAAAAAATTGGGCGAGTGTTGGTCCAATTACCATCCAATCTGGCGTAACCGTCACAATAAATAGCGGTGCAACTTGGGCTGTATTGTAAATAATTAAAAAGAATTATGAGTACTTTAAGAACTAATCAAATTCAAACTACTGGCGGAGCAATCTTAGTAGATTCCACAGGTGGAATCATCCAGGTTGTTCAAAGATTGAGCAATGCTTATGGAGAAATTTCAACTCCAGCAATGCAAAATAATAATAATGATGTTCAAGTTCCTGATTATTATGTTGACATTACCACTAAAAGAACAAATTCTAGAATTTTGGTGATGATGAAAAATAAACTATATGGACCAAACCAACAGCACCAATATGTTGATATTAAACGAAGTGTAAGTGGTGGTGGTTTTACAAGTTTGGTTACGACTTATAGAACTGATGCGACCATAGATACTTTTTCTGGTATTCACGCAAATGCAGGTGGTGCATTTGAAGGCGACTATTGGACACAAATAATAGACACTCCTAATGTTGCTGCTGGAACAACATTGAGATATCAACAATTCTATGGATCTTGGGCAGGAGGAATTATGGACTATGGTGGATGGGATACTCTTCAAAATGTCAATGCTCGTGGATTAATTGTAATGCAAGCCATGGAAATTGTTGCATAAACTGGAGGGAACTATGTTAGATTATAATAGAGTTAAAAATAAAGGAGGAAGCGTCTCAATTGGAGATGCTCTTCAAAGTTTAAGACCTGGGGCTCTTTGGGCACATCAAGGATCTCTTGAAACTTTAGAGTGGAGAGAGCCTCCTGTTTGGGAAGGTGGGCAAAAAAGACCAAAAAATGAAGAAATTATAGAAGAACGAAAAAGATTACAAAAACAATATGATAATTATAAGTATAAATTTGATAGAGCAGAGGAATATCCAGATTTTTCTGAGTACTTAGATGGTCTTGTAAAAGGAGACACGGAACAAATGCAGGCATATATAGATGCATGTCTTGCAGTAAAAGCAAAATATCCAAAACCAGAGGGTGTTGAATAATGAGTACTTTAAGAGTTGGAGCAGTACAAAATGTCGCAACAACAGGACTTCCTGATGGAGTTAGATTGTTGTATGCCGCAGGTTTTACTGGATCAAATAGAACTTTGAATGGAGATAGTGGATGGGTTTCTCATATAAGCGGAAGTTTTTCCCCATCAAAAATATCTAATGTTTTGGTTACTGCAACTTTTAGTATGACTTATGAATCAGGTGCTGTACAATCAGTATGTAGACTTTTGGTAGATGGAAATGATTATGGTGGATTTTGTTTTTCTAAACAATCTACTGCTAATCAGGGATCAAGTGCTTCTGGAACTTGGCATTTTCCTGCAGTAAATGCAGGGGCTCATACCTATGATCTCCAAGTAAGAAACACTCAAGGTGGCACTACTTGTATATTAAATTATTGGGATGCTGGTCTAGGTGACGGCTACTCTAGAGACACAATATTTTTTCTTTATCAATAACTATGGACAAAATTTTATACAACAAAGCAATTCAAAATGTTTTACCCGAAGTTGGGTTTTCAATTGAAGGAACAGATTATTCTACACTAGGATTTAATACTGGTGCGTCTACTTCTGATGGGACGGCAATCTATTCTTGGACAAAAGATGAAAATTATTCTGGGCCAACAGAAGAACAAATTCTCGCAGAATATAACAAATTAGCTGCAGAATATGAATTAAATCAATATCAAAGAGATCGTGCTGTTGAATATCCATCCATTCAAAATCAATTAGATCTTCTTTACCATAAAGGTTATGACGGATGGAAAGCAGAGATAAATAAAATTAAAGAGAAGTATCCAAAATCTGAAGAATTATGAGTACTTTAAGAGTTAATAATATACAAAATACTTCTGGACAACCCAATTTGGGGAAAATTCTTCAAGTTGTGCGTGCGATACAGCCAGATGTGTTTACTTCTTCAAATGCTGATGGCACATGGCAAGATACGCCAGGAATGTCTGCCACAATTACACCAAGAAATACTAGCAGTCAAATTATTGTAATGGTAAGTTTAGGAAAAGTTGGAGGATTAAATAATAATGCGTTTAGAATTTTAAGAAATGGAACAGCATGGGATGTTGGTGTTTCTGCTGGTTCCAGACAAAGAATAAATTTTTCAGATTCCAACCAAGGAAGAGATGCCAACCATAGTGGATCTATGGCTTGGATGTCTGTAGATAGTCCAGCTACTGCCTCGGCAATTACATATCAATTGCAGCATATGCCAGAAAACGTTAGTGGTCAAGTGTTTAGATTAAACAGATCTTGGAATAATACTGATGCTACTCAAGGTTATAATGGATCTGCAGCATCAACAATTGTTTTAATGGAAATCGGAAACTAGGAGATTGTAAAATGGACATTGCACATGCGATTTATGCATTATATCCAACCGCAAGATGGTCTTTACTTGGAGATGATTATGATAATTTAGAATGGGATGAAAATAATACTATTCCTAAACCAAGTATAGAAGAATTAGAATTAAAATTAGAAGAATTAATTGCCGCTGAGCCAATGAAATGGTTGAGAGAGCAAAGAGACAGAAAACTAGTGGAATGTGATTGGACTCAAGGAGAAGATGTTCCTGATGCAATCAAAACTAAGTGGAGAACTTACAGACAGCAATTAAGAGATTTGCCATCTTTAGTAAGTCCTAGCATAGAAAATGGTGTTTTAACTGGATTTGATTGGCCCGAAATTCCACAATAAAATTTAATTTAAAAAATTTATGAAAATTATTGATTTTATAGGCATTTGGGAAAATGCTTTGTTTAAAGAAGATTGTGAAAAATTAATACAGCATATTGAAAATACTCAAAAACAAAAATCATTTAATAAATCCACATTAATAAGAAAAGATCTTCATTGTAGTTTATCTCATGATGAAGATCTTGCTATTAAAATAAATGAAAAACTAAATTATTGTTTAGATGAATATACAAAAGAATACAGTGCTCTATTAGAATCTGATTATTCTAATCCAGAAATTAAGTTACAAAAAACAGAACCTTGTGGTGGATATCATGCTTGGCACTGTGAAAATGTAGGAATTAATTTTTGTTTTAGAGGTTTAGTTTGGATGATTTATCTCAATGATGTTCCTGGAGACGAAGGAGAGACTGAATTTTTATATCAAAAACTTAGAGTTAAACCAGAGCAAGGTAAATTATTAATTTGGCCCGCAGGATTTACACATACTCATAGAGGAAATCCTGTATATACTCAAAACAAATATATTGCAACAGGTTGGTTTTATTATGCTCCTGAAGGTGGTATTATAATTCAATCATAAAAAAGCCCCTCATTTGAGGGGCTTTTGATTACCAACCATGAACTTCTTCATCTTCTTTGATTGAGACAAATACGTTTTCGTCTCCTTCAAGTTTAAGAAGATCGTGCCAATCGATTTCTTGCGGATCTAGATCATCATAAGCTTCCAGATCAAGCACAATACGATACCGAGTTTTTTGGACAAGAGTAGACATGGTGGAATCCTCGTGACTTACCCTTATATAGTAGCAGAGTCGTCTGAATCTGTCAAGTCTTCTGGCAAACCGAGATTTTGAAGAACTTCCTGCTGCTTAATGTATAATTTCAAATAACTTTTTGCAGCGTTAATAGCCTCATCATGATCTAGTTGATCAATAATTCTTGCTTGAGACTCATATTGAAACATTCTATCAATTGAATCTAGTTGAATTTTATCTGGGTTCATGACTTGACACCTATATTAAAGTGTGATAGGATGGAAATGTTCACATCATAACATATGGACGGATTTGTGTCAACTACAGGCGAATGGGCAGCTGTTCCGTTCGGAAAAGAATATATGGTTATCTATAAAGGTAGACAAGATTCTGTTCATGCTACCCTAGAAAAAGCCAAAGAATACATTAAGAAAGCCAAATCAAAAACTGGCACAAAGGGACGCCGTACTGTCAAACGTGCTTCTAAAATAAAAGGACTAGAGCAATTTATGGAATGATGCAATGGATTTTACTGAACAGGAATGCGATTATTTACTTGACGCATTAAAAGGTTACATTAGAACCTGTAGAGAATGGAATTGTGGAGACGAATTTGACGTAGATACAAAACCATATTCTAAACTGGTTAAAAAAATTGCTGATTATTCCCTCAAAACATTTTATGAATCAAACTGATGCTCTTTTAATTGAATCAATTCTTCATCCAATTAAACAAAAAACTGTGATGAAGATTTACTCTAATCTTCGTAGTGCAAATCTAAATCTTATTAAAGATGCAATCCCAGAAGTTCTTATCTGGGCAACATTTGAAAAAACATTTACTACATGTCTTGGATATGCATTGCAAGAGATAGCAGAAACGTGTGGAAACAATGTTAGAAACACTGACAAAAAGCAAAGAAAAGTTTTAGGAATTGATCTATCAATTAATGAAGAATGGGAGGGTCAACTAAAGGCAAATAAAAATACCCAAACAGGAACACACAAAAATGACTCCATTCAAAAACTTCTTCAAACAACCATTGATCATGAAACGAAAGCTTTTTTTGCTGTTGCTTTTGGTGAGTCTTTTGACTACACACGGGACAGCATCAGATACATTGGAGGTGAAGCCTTCTGGTCATGGATTGGTATTGATTACACCCAGTTACGTGATATAATTGTAAAAGTAGCAAAAGAAACAGCAGATGAAGTCAAACATGCTTATGGATATGTTTTACGGTGATGAAGATTATACATCACATAACGTAAAACAATTCGTTGTTACACCAACCACACTACAAACTGTCAGAGATTTTATTGAAACTTGGCATTATTCTGGCAATGTAAATGGATTGCGTGTATCGAATGCATTTGCACTTCTTGCTGACAATAACATTATTGGTGGCATGATCTATGGGTCAATGGGAATGGCAAATGTGTGGAAAAAGTATGTTTCTTCTGAAGATAAGATTGTAGAACTTCGTAGACTTTGTTGCATTGATAAAACACCAAGAAATACTGAAAGTTATTTCATTGGTAAAACATTGCGATGGATGAAGAAGAACACAGACTTTGAAGTTGTCATTTCTTATGCTGACAGCTATCATGGTCATTGTGGTACAATCTACAAAGCATCAAACTTTGAATATCATGGCATGACCGCAAAAGGACGTTTGATTGAGTATAATGGTAAAACATACCACGATAAATCAATCAGAACTTATCATGAAAATAAGTTTGGTGTGAAGAAATTGAAACCCTTTGCACAAAATCTTAAAGATGCCTTAGAACGAGGTGATGCAAAGTACATAGATACACCAGGGAAACACATTTACATCTACAAGTTAAAATGACTGATTCAATTTCCAAACGTACTGATGCAATTGATCTTATGATTCAAGATCTTCTTACTCGCCATTTTGACATTCGCAACAGTGCTAAGAAACTTGGTTGTGAGAAAGAATTAGATCAACTCAAAGAACAACTATTAACCTATTTGCATGAGTTACGGTAATGGAAATTTATTACTACACATTATTCACATTATTTGCAGTTATCTGCATAATGATGGTCATTGATCCTAATGTTGGAGTTTATATTGATCTATTGGCAAAATTCGTTAAATCCAGATTCACACGAGCATATATGATGGTTTGGTTACATCCAAAAAACCCTATTTTTAAGTATAAAGTGTGGAGACGTTCTATGAAAATGGCAGAAGAATTAAGAAGGGAATATGATAACAAATGACTATCTTGATTACATGTTTAAGATCCCAATCGTACATCTGACAGCACGAAACTGGGATCTTAAAAAGTCTATTTTGTTGGACATGATGAATAAAACTCAAATTGAATTATCTGAAGAAGATGTTCAATCTGATTATCATACACAACAAGATAACAATGAAAGTGGTAAACATAATACAGAGATAGAACATTTATTTAAAGAAGAAATAAATTTATTTTGCAATCAACTCAATTTTATTGAATATCGTGTTGTAATGTCATGGTTTGAAACTGCATCACAGGGAAATTATCATGGGATTCATAATCATGGGTTGGTAGGATATAGTGCTGTGTGTTTTATTGATTATGATAAAGAAGAACACACAGCAACCCAATTTGTTTCACCCTTTAATAATTTTCTTACAGGACATGCCTTACATTATTCTCCACAAGTTGACGAAGGATCGTTAATATTTTTCCCAGCAACTATTCTTCACCATACTGAACCAAACAAATCAACAAAAGAAAGAAAAATATTATCTTTTAATATCAATGTTAAATGATATTCACAAACACCAGTTTTTGGGTAAGATAGAGTTTCCCACACTTACATGGGATGAGGTTATCTTTAATTTCAATAAGAATGTAATTGAAGATGCTGACTATAAAATCATGAATAACTTTGGGTTTGTGACACATCAAACAAGACATAATAAAAAGGTGTGTGCAGTCGGTGAAGAACTACAGAAACTATTTCCAACGAATAACATATCTGCACATCTTTATGTAAGTTTTCTAGAAATTAGCGAAACGTTTGGTAGACATAATGATTATCAACATGTATTCTTTTGGCAGTGTATTGGTATCACACAATGGACTGTATGGGATGATAAAGAATATACATACAATTTGATGCCTGGGGAATTATTATACATTCCTGTAGGAATAGATCATGATACCAAACCAATCACTCCTAGAGCTGGAGTATCTTATGGCATTGAGCTTGACAATGATTGAGTTATGTGCTAACCTTATTCAGTCGGCTTTCCCATTATGACTACCTACCAAATGCTTCTTGATACACTGTCCACGCATCTGTTTAAGATGTGGCAGTCTGGTCATCGTAAAGAGACTTGGAATGAAGAAAACGCACGAGAGATTGCAAGACTAATTTTGCATGATGTTGAGATGTTTAAAATGATGCAACAGGACAAATGAATACTAGCACAAAATTTCCTTATGATGGATTCTCTTATCGTTTGGAACTTAATGAAACTCCTATACGAGTATGTTGGTTTCAGTGTGAAGAGCATGTAGATAAGTATATTCAATTACATAAATTAAAAGCAAAAGATTATGTCAAAGAAACCAAATCTATGGAGACTGTGGGCAAAAAGCCTGGGAGAAAAAGTAGGAAAAAATGACAGAGAAGCAGACTACATTGCTGGTATACGGAGCTTTATACTTTTCACTTATCTCATTACTAATATTTTTATCGTTGCGGGGGTAATCAGACATTGGAATGATGAACCAACAAACTACTACATCGTACCCATATCATGTCCTAGACCCAACAACTCCATGGTATGAATGGCTCTGTTATTGTGAGATATGTTACCAGTTAGAAGTTTCAGGTCAACCAAACTGGAATCGTTTTATGAGATACAGAAATTATTTAAAGGAAATTGGAGTATTATGAGTGAACAACATTGGTTTTACAGAAAGTGGGGTCTTAATCAAGAAACTCCTATGGATGAAGTTTATGAAAGACTTGCTGCTCTTGAAGATAAAGTTAAAAGGTTAGAAGAAGAGAATGTGGAGACAAGTAACGAACTTTATCGTATGGAAAACTCTCTTGATGCTCGTATAGATATTATCGTAGAACATTGCAAAATTGATCAAAATGTATGAACTCGACGACTTTGAAAAATCTCTTGCCCACTTCGGCACGAGGGTGGATATCATCATTGCTCTTGAAATGGGAGGAAAAATTGATTCTATTGCCGCTTACAAAGAGATTAAAGCAGAACTCAAAGAACTTAAGCGAGCAAAGAAGCAATACAGTAAGGACATGTAATAAATGTGGGGAGACCAAACCCCTTGACAAAAATCACTATCAGGTGGTAAAATGCTTTCGTAGTGGGTTGTCTTACTACTGCAATGAATGCAACAAACCCAAACCTAGAGAAGATTAATTATGGACTTTGACTACAAAAAGTATTCGCTTGAAAAACTTGAAGAGTGGGTACACGATGCTATGAGTAGTGATGCATCACCTCACGAAATCTATTCAACCATTCGTGAAGTTGTTCGTGAAAACTATAATTATCACAGAGAACAAGTGAGTCGTGCATATGGACTTCTTGAACTTTTGAGTGGTCATCGTCCTGTTGCAGATACAGATATGGAGAAAGCAAAACAGGAATACTTGGAATCTATACATCCAGATGTTCCTGATGATGAGCCAATTGTTTTACAGAAAAAATGGATTATGCCTGTAGAAGAAGTAATGGACGAAGACACTTATGAAATAAATTATGCCATCACATTCCCACAAGATTTGCTAGATCAAACTGGATGGATGGAAGGTGATCAACTTGAATGGATTGATCGTGATGATGGATCATTTCAACTAAGGAAGGTAAACGATGATTAAAAGACTTAAAAGAAAAGTATCAGCAACTCGCATGACATTTCTTTCTGTGGCATGTGTTGTTGCTCTTGGAAACACACTCACTGGATGGAGTGTAGTTTCTTGGGTATTGTGGATTCCACCTATTGCACTATCTCTTGCTGCAATTACTGGTGTTTGTCCATTTAAGATTATTTGGGAAAAACTTGGATTTGCAAAAGACTGATGCATATCTGTGTAATCGGAGATGGTGCTGCTGGTCTTATGATGGCAAACTTTTTTGCCTCTAAAGATTACGTTCAAAAATTGACACATATTGGTTCATCAAAGATTCCTTCCATAGGAGTTGGTGAATCTACCACATTATTGTTTGAAGAATTGCATCGTTCTTTTGATTATGATTTTAATTCATTCATTAGAGAATCTGACGCTTGTGTAAAAACTGGTGTCATGTACTCTAATTGGAGTAAAAATGAGTTTCTTCATTATTTTAAAGTACCGAAAACATATCAAAGATTTGGAGTAAACTTTTTAGAATATTGTAACTCTTTAGGCAATAAAGATCCTGATATTTTTATTCATGATTTAATTGCTCACAATTTATATCATGGTGTAAAACAAAATAAAATACCTGTAAGAAAAAAGAATTCTTTTTATGGAAGTTCATGGCACTTTGATGCAGGTAAGTATATTGCATATCTTAAAAAGATATTAACATCTAGGTGGAATAATGTTACAATTTTTGATGACATTGTAATTGATTGCAATTTTAAAGATGATGGATTGATTGACTCTATAGTATTAGAATCAAATCATGTTATCAAAGCAGATTATTATGTCATAGCCACGGGAAAATCAAAGAAAACTTCTGATATTTTTAAAATACAATATCAAGACTTGAGTGATATTCTATTAACTGATAAAGCATTATTCTTTCCAAAATCATATAAAGATAAAAGAAAGGAAATGCATCCATATACCATTGCGAAGACAATGAAGAATGGGTGGAGATGGATTACACCAACATGGTCTAGAATAGGAACTGGATATGTATTCAGTTCTAAGCACATTTCTGTAGAACAAGCTATTGAAGAATTCCAACAAGATATTGGTGATAATACTATTATACCAAATGTTGTTGATTTCCACCCAAAATATAGCATTAAATCATTTAATAAAAACTATGTAACTCTAGGTATGTGTAATGGGTTCTTAGAACCTCTAGATGCTCCTGGATTGTCTATTTCTTGTTCTCTATCAATTATGTTGGATACGATGTTTGATGGTGGTCAATACTACCATAGCATTGTAAATAAAACCTATGACTATGATCTTGATTATTTGAATAGTTTTGCTCAACATTTTTATCGAGGTTGGACTGCTTTCATTTTAACTCAATATAAAACTTGTCATAGATCTGATACACAATTTTGGGTAGATCACAAAAATGTAAAATTTGATTACCTTGAAGAACTATTGGATGATTTAAATACTGATACAAATTATAGTCGTGGAATTGTTCCCATGATGGAACAATTTGATTGTAATGATAGTTTTTCTGATATGTTAGAAGCATTTAAAATAAATTTAATAACAATGCTTCAAAATACAATTGCCTCAAGAGACATACAATGGAAAACAAATACACCAGTAGTTCCATCACAATATGATGATCCATGGTATAATAGTGTGGATCACTACGATTTTTTAGAAAACATTCGTAATTTTAATGGAGATTTAACATGACACTAGGCAAACAGGTAGAAGAATCAATGAAAGAAGCAGAAGCTAATCTTCGCAACGCTTTAGCATTTGCTGCTAGAACAGAACGTCCAATGGTAGTTTCTGTCATTGCTGATTTGATTAGTCGTATTGAATCGGTGATGTCCACTGATTCATTGTTGGATAAACTTGAAAACCGTAAACCAGGAGATTCTGGTTTCCTTGGCAATTTCTTTCACAAAGATGACTGAACTTAAGAAAATACTGCAAGACTGGTGGAACTCTGATAGTTTTAAAGAAATGCAAAAAATGCATGAAGAAGATCTGCAACGAGCAGTAGGAAAATACCATATGTTGTCTGAAAATGACAAGATTGATATGGTAAATGCAATCTGTCATATTATGTGTCAGGCAGAACGACGAGGAACCAGTCATCGTGGGTTAATGAATGAACTTGGCATTTATCCATCTGGATTCTGGATTGATGATCTTATGACAGTTCACAATGCTTTGTGGATGGAATTCCAAAGTGAAGAGGTAAAGAACTATAAAGCTGAAACCTTAAGGAAAGATGTGGATCTCTTGCAATCCCTAGATAGTAATGTAAAGTTAGGAAGTCCTAACACGGAGGTCTCACATGACTCTAACGAATGAAGAATGGAATGAAATGATCACACTTAAAAATGCGATCAACGATTATCCTGCCAGTGTACATCCTGATAAGATGGAACGGTTCACTGAACTCTTCGTTAGAAGCCTAGAAGGAAAATCTGATGTACGGGTTGACAGTCCTCGTTAGATGTGCTACCATCACTCTGTTCTTTATTTAAGACATGCACGAATCCACCCTCGATCTTTTCTGCCATCACGAAGCCGAACGATGTGCTATGATGCTGGAGCAAGCCGCAGCTGAGGCTGAGGTCACTGTTGACTATTACATGGAGGAATTTCTTCTCGATGACGCCTGACACTCTTAATTTCAACGGAGATGCTACTACCATCATTGGTTTTGTTGGTGTTGTTTCGACGTTCATTATTCTTGTTACCGTTTTTCGTTCTTACTTTAACTCTCCTTATCGCAAATGAAGTACCTGTACATTATTAACTATTGGGTTCCGTTCCCTGCTTCTGAATACGGTGGTGTAGTTTCTGTTGTTGCAGAAGATGATCAAGAATGTTATAACCTAGTTGTAGAGTACGATAATGAATATTATCCTGAACATTACCCACAAGCTATGGAGAATATTCAAAAGGCTCAAAAGTTTCTCCTTGCAGAAGAACAAGAAAGCCGTGTTGTTGACTCCTTTACAACCTAGTATGAAAGATGATCTAGTTGACATGACTGACTACGTTACCAACTGCCTCAAATGGGCACAGGAACGTATGGTTGATCTTATGATGGATGAACGTGCAGAAGATGCTATTGCATTGGGTGCAGAGTTCTTGGCATGGGCTGATGAATCTGAGGACACTATCTACTGTTCTCCAGATTTCTCCAGCTACTATGACACTTGAAAAACTGTCACAAGGGGGGATGGCAGGCTGCTGGTCATCCCCTATATTGATCTCATGAGGCACAGAGCCTCACCACTTCGCTTTTCCAACCATGGGCACTCGCTCTCGCATCGGCATCGAACTTCCTGATCACAGCGTTGTTTCCGTCTACTGCCACTGGGATGGTTATCCCGAGTTCAACGGCAAAAAACTGGTTCAACACTACCAAAACCGTGAAGATGTGCAAGAATTGATTGATGGCGGCAGTATGTCATCTCTTCGCACTCGTACTTCATGGAGCAGTGGTGCTTGTCTTCGTGATGAAGCTGGTGAGCTTATCACTGATGATGAAGGTTTTATCATGTCCGAAAATGATCGTGATCCTCAACCGCAGTATTATAGTGAGCGTGGTGAAGATGAATCTCCTGTTCACACGACTTTTGATCAATTTGTCTCTGACAACTGTGGTGAGGAATATGCTTACATGTATGATCTGAATGGTAACTGGAAAGCATTCAAGCTTGCTGGCTACGACAATAAGATTGTTGAACGGGTTGACATCCCTGGCTATGTGACTGTATAATGTCACAAGGAACGGCAGCGCCTCAAAGACTCCATTTGTTGTTTTACATTCGTTGTTTTTTACCATGCGTACCTTTAACTTCACTGGTTCTTCTGCTATCGTTGACAACGGTATCACTGTGACCAACAACCGTGCTAACATTGTCTTCAAGGGCAATCGTGAGTATGTCTACGAAATCACCGATCCTGCCTCCTTCATGGTGCAGCTGGAAGGTGAAATCGCTGACCAAAATGGTTCTGTTGGTCGTTTTGTTAACACCGCTCTGAAAAACGAACTGCTGAAGCCCATTACTGTGTGATTTGATTGGGGGGATTATTCCCCCCTTCTCATACCTTTGCCGTAAGTTCCATGAACGCCAAACAAATCAAAGCGGAAATGTCCCGCATTCAAACTCTCCTCAAGCACAATCTTTCTCTTGAAGAACGTGAAATGCTTGAAGAAGATTATGAAGATCTCCGTCAAGAACTTATCGAAGTTACCTGCTATTGAAAATGACTCACTTCACTGATCGTCCTAACATCGAAGAAATGACTGAAATGATGTACCGTGATGAACTTGAAGAACTGCTGGAATCTGACGATTCACAGTGGGATCTGAACATGGATGATGAATCAAATGATTTTGAATCATATCTTGGGTCAACCTACGACTACTGATGTGACACTTATATAACTGTCCACTGACCCCTAGGCAGCCT